TATCACCAGTTGGTCCAATATCTCCTGTAGAACCTGTATCACCAGTTGGTCCAATATCTCCTGTAGAACCCGTATCACCAGTAGGCCCTATTTCTCCTGTAAAACCCGTATCACCAGTTGGTCCAGTAGCACCAGTATTTGATGCTGTTCCATCAACTCCCTTTGGTCCAGTATAACCTGTATCGCCTGTAAAACCAGTTGGTCCGATATCTCCTGTAGAACCCGTGTCACCAGTTGGGCCTATTTCTCCTGTATAACCCGTGTCACCAGTAGGCCCAGTAGCACCAGTATTTGTTGCGGTTCCATCAGCTCCTTGAGGTCCTGTATAACCTGTGTCACCAGTAGGACCTATTTCTCCTGTAGAACCCGTCTCACCAGTAGGACCAATATCTCCTGTAGAACCCGTCTCACCAGTAGGACCTATTTCTCCTGTAGAACCCGTATCACCAGTAGGACCAATATCACCTGTAGAACCCGTCTCACCAGTAGGACCTATTTCTCCTGTAGAACCTGTATGACCAGTAGGACCAATATCACCTGTAGAACCCGTCTCACCAGTAGGACCTATTTTTCCTTGTGGACCAGTTGTTCCAGTAGCACCCGTATCGCCAAGTCCAACAGGTCCTGTATAACCAGTTGTTCCAGTAGCACCCGTATCGCCAAGTCCAACAGGTCCTGTATAACCAGTTGAACCAGTAGCACCCGTATAACCTGTGTCGCCAATTCCAATAGGTCCTGTATAACCTGTATAACCAGTTGAACCAGTAGCACCCGTATTTGTTGCGGTTCCAGCATCTCCTTGTGGACCAGGCGGCCCAGGAAGACCAGCAGGTCCAGCGGTTCCAGGAGGTCCAGGAGGACCAGCAACAGTAATGACGTTAGAACTACAATTCTGCCGTTTTTTGGGGGTACACGGGACTATAATCCGTTTCATCACTATATATTATTTAATCATATTAAAACCAAATAGTTTTATTACGAAATTCTTTTGTATATAATGAATGAGTTCCCATAAAAAGATAATGTATTCCTACAATAATAAATATGATTCCACTAATTATTTCTAATGTCCCATATGTAACATAATTACTGACTAATGCTCCATAATATCCTCCAATTGTCATTGTAACAGTAAGTATAAGACCAGTTATCACCGCTAAACTATTTGTATGATAATATTCACTAAGACCTAGTAATGATGTTGGAAATAATAAAGTAACTAATAAGGTTCCACACGCTGTTTTATAATCCCCTACTATATTTAACAATAATAATGCTGGAATTATCACAATAACACCAACAGAACCTAAAGAACCTTGAAGTATTCCAGATACAAAACCTACAATTGTTATAAGAATATATTTTATTAAACTATTTGCCAAAACCATACTATATGTATTATTCATATATTTTTGTAATTCATATGGTGTAAATTCTTAATATTGATACAAACAATCGGCAATAATTACAATATTCCAATCAATACCGTTAAAATCCATAAGATTACCCTTGTCATCTAATATTTTTACTCTTAGTCTATCTAAATTAACAGGACCGAAATAAACCCGTTGATTTAATTGTAATGTAGAACCAGTTTCAGTAATGATAGAACCAAATAAAGCCCCCTTTGTAGAAAAAGGAAAAATAGCAAATGTATCAGAATTATTAGGTGGAGATGTTTTATATCGCGTTGTTTGTGCGTTTGCTTTTGCTATTTCATTCGTAGCATAAATCTGAGATTGGGTAAGAGTTCTTGGAGCAGACGGTAATACATGAACGATATCATTATAAGGAGGAACTATTTTTTCAGAAATAACACCAAGTGGCGCATTTAATAAAGAAATATTCAATACTTTAATTGGATCAAATACATTCGTGGTTTTATCATAACGAATACAATAATACGGATTATTTGCTGTATTATATTTATTGTATGGAACTCTATTTGATAACTCAGTTATGGTAACTAATCCATTATTAATATGATTTTGATTAAAATCATCAATAACTACAATTATATAATTAAGAACATTCAATTTATACAGTGCTTGGGCTGGATTCCCATAAGTATAAATATATTCAGCAACTTGACGATATCCTAATAACCACCCCAATGTATTTTCATAATCAAACTGTGTTCGTTGTGTTTTATTGGCCGTACATACATTTGTTTCTGGTTCATGTAAAGGATAAAAAAATATTCCACTTATACTTTTACTCCCAACATGAATATCATCAAAATAATATAATGGTTTCCCATTTATTGTTGTATCATATAAATCAATGAATACCAATCCATTTTTTAAATAAATAAAATTTTGTGCTCCTGTTTTTACAAATCCCGTGGTTGTAAAAGATGCGTTAATAGCTGTTAAAATATCATCAATTGTATCATAATTTCCTTCTTCAATTTTAATTAAATAATATTCATCTTGATAAACACCTGAACCATTATCTTCTTTATTATAAATGTAAAAATAGTTACGAGATGAATTTATATTAAACCAAGAAAATGGAATTTGAATAGCAGATAAACGTATTGATAAAACATTTACCATATGTTCTGATAAATCCAATGTAAAATCTGTATTCAATGTATAACCATCGCCTGATGTTGATTGTCTATATTGACTATCAATAACAATATATCTGGAAATTGTATTTTGTAATACTGGATTTAATGTATCCTGGCCTACTTTTACTTGATAATTGTTTGTAACTCCCAATTGTTCTCTATTCATAGGAACATGTCCGTTATCAAATAATTGGACCTTATTTTCACGTTGTGTAATTTTATCCTTTTGTTGTTTGTTATTTTGTTGTAAATATGTGCTTCCAAACCAATCATTCGCATTTCCTGAAGTTGATACAAGATTTGATGCGTCTTGATTTTCATTTTCATTTTCATTTTCAAGTTCGTTATCATTATCTAATTCTATTTGGTCTAATAATTTACTTTCAATATTTTGAAAAAAGGTTACAATTTCTTCATTAGATGAACCTTGAAATCGTTGAATGTATTCTCCACAAGCATTTTCTACATTCTCTTCTGTTAACGTGTCAATACCAATAATACTCATTAATTCATCTAGTGTATAATCATCTACGTTAGTGCTCATCGTGTATATAAATATAGATAATTTATTCCATTTACTTTATAAATCAACATTATAAACACTATTAAATATACATTTTAATTCTTTTTCTATATTCATACCTTCCAATCTTTCATCTTGTAACAATTTTTCACGCAATAAAGAAATACCTTGTAATCTTTTTTGGTGTGATTTTCCCTTAAAAAGAATTATATCTAGCATAAATACTAATTTATCATTTATTCTCATTAACATTTCGCGATTTATATAACATTTTCCAACATATACATAACGATTAAACGTTGTATGACTATAAACATTTCTTACATTAAAGACAAGTTTGTTACGTATCAATGATACACCACAAATTTCATTTTTTGAATTATTCATTTCAATTACAATCATCGGCACATCCAATAATAATTTGGGATTTATTTTCATAGGGCATGGATAAATAACACCCTTTATATTTTTTCGTTCCTTATAGGTCATATTTTCATAATACGTTTCTTCCGTAAAACGCGTTGTCGCGATATACATTTTATTTCAAGTAGTTATTTCTTGTTAAAATAAAGAAATAACTACCATACAAATCATTTTTTTCAATAATACTTGTCGTAACCTTTTCAATAATACTTGTCGTAACCTTTTCAATAATACTTGTCGTAACCTTTTCAATAATACTTGTCGTATTCACTCCATCCATAATTATCATATGTAATTTGTGATGAATAATCATCTGTATTTTCATCGCAAGATTCCGTATCACTAAATACTTCCAAAGTATAATCAAAAAAGGTATTATGATCTCCTTCATTACTACATTGATAATAATGATAATATTCATCTTCTCCAAACAATTCAATATATTCATTTTTATATCTTTCCCATTTGTTAATTAATTGACAAAAAATAATGGATGCTTCTTCGTGATAAGATAAAGACATTATTGTTATATTCATAATGATATTTTTATTTAATATATTTTTTGTTGTTATATAAGGTTTATTCTAAATACTCTCAAACCAGTCTTCAAGAGCAGCTGTATTCATAATAGATGCTAATGAACCTTCTACTTCATCTGGTGAAATCGTTGATGTAATGATAGAACTATCTAGTGATGTATCATTAGAGAATATAACATCACTTGCTGAATATGACGATAATCCAGGCGTTTCAAGTTTAGAGATTAAATGAATAAGAGGACCACTTGTTGTTCCATATTTATGTATTAACGAGTCCGTTTCTATGTCTGTATAAATTTCCAATAAATCGCATTTTTCTAATTTATCACTACCTTGTATTTTCGTCTGCCATTCACGCAAACCAATTAAAACCATTTGATTTCTTGATAACCTTTCATTCTTGAACTTTGAACCAACAACAACCATTCTTGTTGTATTATCCATACACGCTACCTTCGCGTGACCTCCTCCTAATTTTTCTGTAATAACGCCATACATTTCACCTTCTTCTTGTATTATTCTTAGGACCTTACTTTTTGATTTCATGTGCTTGGAAGCCATTCCCTTTGCCTTTTTTCCACCAGTTGCGTTTTTTACCATTATATTATTATTATTGACTTATTGAATTGTTCCTTATTATACTTTATTATATATTATTGTTATCAAATCATTTTTTTATTATAATCAATCCTATAATTTAAAAAATAAAATGATATTAATAGATGAGTGATTTACTTGATGATATTACTACACTCAATAATATGGCGAATATAGAAGAAACCCCAAGTGTCGTTCAAGAATATTTGGAAACAAAAATTATCAATGAAGATGATCGGATAACAGCTAATGAATATATTCAACAATTGGATTTTTATGATAAAATAGCATTAACACTTTCTATTGAAATATTAGGTTCTTCTTTTGATTTAATAAAATCAAATGGATTTAAGGAATGGCTTCAATCTAAGAAAAAAGAAGATTAATATAATTTAGGATACTTTTTAGAAAAATTACGCATTGACCTTTTTATCATTTTCCGAATAGCACGAAACTTCTTAGTCGTTTTTCGTTCTTTTTTTATCCTTCCACCCGATTGTTTACTCATCCCTTTTTTTAACATATCCGTAATTTTCAATAACTCATCTTGTTGAACTTCACGTGGCAATTTCATTATATCATCCGTTATTCTATTAGCAATTCTTAGAGCAGCAATCATTTTATCATCACTTTCTCCTATCGTTCCACCTCCCTTTCGTTTCGGATTCGCACTTTTATTCACTTCCGTGACTTGTGGTTGAATTTTTTGAATAGTATTATTACTTAAATCAGAAACAAACTTTAACATTTGTTGAAATCCAACTCCATCTGCCGTAAGGTTTCCTTGAATGTCTGTATATGATTTATTTGTTGTGGCAAAATTATTCCAACTTTTTGTTAGATAATTATAAGCCATAAAACGAACTATATTTATACTTGAATCAAATAAATTCATTATTTTAGAATAATCCGCATCAATAATTTCTTTAATTTTTTTATTATCATTCAACTTATCAAAAAAATGGTCTATGGTTGTTAATGATGCTTCCATTAAAATTGTCATTTCTGCCGTTGCGATTGTAATAGCCATATCCCTAGCATATTTCACACCAAGGTCAAATATTTTTCTAGAAGCATACAATACACCCACTTCTAAGTCATCGCTCGTATTCACTGGTGTATATGTATGTGGCTGAGGTCCTAAAAAGTTTTTACATTTATCTGGCTTACTATCTATATTAAAATTAAGAGCAGGTGGTGCCGATGAAATAGGTGTAGCTATTGGAATATTCGTTATATTATCCATTATATTATACATTATCATAACATATAATCAAATGTATCTAACATTTGATTATACAAAAGACAAAAATAAGGTAACAAACAAATTTATTAATATACAACCCATCCATCTGGTGGAGAAACAGTTTTCATAAAATCCTTATAAGATACAGGTTTAAATTTAGGAACTGTATTTTTAACAAAAGAAAAATTACATATTTTTCCTAAATGAGTATAACGAACAATATCTTTTTGAATAATTTTTAATTCAGCTTGTTTACTTGAACGACCATTTTTAATACAAGGATTAGAATTGTTATAACCCTTTAATTTCGCAAATGATTTTGATTTATTTTGTAAGGAAGATGTAGAATTTCTTACAATTGAAAATTCATTCACATCTACTTCCATTTTAATATCTCTGTAAATTTTATTTTTATTCACAATACAAAACTTCTTAGATACACATTCCAAATATTTATACGGCACACTAAAATCAGAATAATATTGAAATGCTCTCTTATCATAATCAAAATACATTATCACATTACCAACAGGAGTGCTTTCCATAACAAATTTACTTGGTAACATTTCAATTTGTTCTTCACTTAACTGAATAGCCTCCAACCCATCATATTTAACATCATATTTAACATCATATATTACCTTTTTTATTTCAACATCATATATTACCTTTTTTATTTCAACATCATCCTTTTTCTTTTCATCTTCATTATCATGATCTAAATCAATGAATGGGTTCATAAAAATAATGTAATAAATATTTGTAAAAAATGTATTCACATAACTATAAATATAATCAAATATTTTCACATTTGCGTTTTGAATTTCTTCATCTTGATAACATCTCATTACATCAAAAAAAGTAATCATTGTATAACAATCATCTTCTTCCATTTCATCACAATCATTCCCGTGATATAAATCGTGGAAGTCATAAATAAAGCTTTTTAGCTCAGTGAATAAAAAATTTATATAATTCATTTATACACTAATACAATCAGTTATATTTAAATAATATTTATCAATCTTTTTTCGTGTGGATAGGTCTTGTTTTTAACACCTCAAAAAGAGAGGTTATTTCATCCTTTAAAAAGGGAAGCTTGATTAATTCAAAACTTCCACTTTTATTGTCAGGATGTAATTTCACTAAGAATAATTGAGATATTTCTACTCCATAATTTTTCTCCAAAATATTTTTATAAATATTTAATTGTAATGAATAATGCCAAAAATTTGTATCAGGTAAATGATTTACACATTCTTCTATACCATATTTATTCCACCCAGATGTTTTTTCAATTGTTAAACAACGTTTCCAATCATATATAGATAAAGAACCATCTTCATTAATATAAACCATATCAACCGAACCAGCTATTTTACATTCTTCATCATATATCATCCATTCAGTTCTATAAGGTCTTAAATCTGGATAATTTGAAACAAAATGTAAGAAATGATCCCATTCACGAGTATTATATATTTCCGAAAATTGCTCTTTATTTACATTCTCATACATTTCTAATAATTTTTGGTGAGTATCTCGCGGTTGATTCATAAACAATTCTACAAATTGATGTAATCCTGTTCCTTCTGATGAAGATTGACGGGCTTTATTGGACCATTCGCGTTTAATATCTTCTCGTGTCATACCATAATATTTACTTGACGACCATTTTTTACCATTCATCATATTTGTTATGACACTATCAGCATCAAATGGAGCAAATAAAGTATGTATAAATGTTGTGGTTGAAATGAACTTGGTTTTACCATCTCCTATCGTATAATTATGATTTGCTTCTGTAAATGTAATATAATCATCATTTTCATGGTGATTTGCGTTTTTTAAATAATTAAGTTGTATCGGAAGTGTTTCCATTATGTAGTTTTATATAAAGTATATTTTATTATACTCAAATCATTTTTATATTGATAAACATTGTGATAAAAAAGATAAATCGTCACATTCTATACTTTGTTTATGTTTTGCGTCAATTAATTGTAAATACATCATGGCAATATTTTCATCATATATAATTTCACATAAATGATCTGTATTGATATTATAAAGTAAATATTTCATTCCTGAATTTACTCTAATCTCTTTTTTTGTTTTTCGTTCTTTTCTTTTTCTTAGTTCTTTTATTTGAAATTCTGTTTCATACATATACATATACAACGCCAATTGAATAAAATGTTCCTTTAACAATTCCTGGGTACATTTTATTTCATATATTTTTTTCATAGGTTTATCAATAATATCAATTTGACCGTTAATTGTATGAGGGATAATCACATTACTCGTACAACCAACATCTTTTTCAAACATTGCTTTTTTTGATATTCCAAGTGAATTTAATCGTTCCATTGAATATTCAAAATGTCTAACCGATAACCAATTATAATTTTGTATTTGAAACAATTTATGTAGTGTTTTATTTTGATAAGCACTCCAACAATTTGATATATATAATAATTCTTGTATCATTTCATTTGATGGTAATTCAGATGATTTTTTCATATCAAAAACAATATCTTGAATTCCTTGATATAATTGAGAATATCCATCCTTGTGCCGTTTTGATTTTAAAGCATTCAATATACTTGATTTATTTGTTAAAGATAATTCAAAATACAATGGGAAACATATTCCATTCAAATCTGATACAACTTCTGAACTATCTTTTGTTTTGACTATATGCTGAATATGTAATGTATCTGTTGTTGCTGGACGAATACATTGAATTGTTAAAAGAGAATGACAAATATCAATGGTTTCTTGTGATAAATGTCTTAGAATACCTGTTGCTCCATAATTTCTCACATTCACTCCTTGATTTGATTTTTCTTTTGTTTTGTTACCTCCACTACCATAATACATAACCGATGCTAATTCTTCTAATTCAGGAGAACGAAAACCATCTATATTCATAAAAGGTAAATATCCATTCCGAAATCCATGAACTAAGAATAATCTTTCGGATGCTCTTGTAATTGCTACATATAATGTATTCGGACATACATAAGGAGATTTCATTTTCTCGTAAAATTTAAAATAAGTATTATCAAAATTATAAACAAATACTATTTTTCTTTCTAATCCTTTTGCTTGATGAAAAGATAAAAAGACTAATTTACCATTCATTACACTTTCATCAACACGTCCTTCATCACTCAATGGGATATATATGGGAATTTTCAAATTAAGGATTAATAAATTCTCTAAGATAATGATGGGTGATAATCCTTTATTCGCATTTTTATTCCCTCCCGAGTTTTCAACAGGTTCTGTTTCTTCTACTTCATCTATTCTTTGAGAGTTATTACGAATTGTTGGAGCTAAGATAAAGATATCACTTGGTAAATATCCTTCATCCAATAAAGAATTAATTTCAGCTACAATACGATTATATTGATAATTTGGTTGAAATGGATCAACCATTATATATTTTGGTTTAATTTCCGATTTTTTATGAGATATAATTCTTTCTTCTCCTTGAAAACATCCTTTACATATAAAGTTAGCCATTGTATCTGTAATACGAAAACTTTCACTCAAACTACATTTTTTCCATTCATATTTATTTATCCCTTCAAATACTTTATCACCCATACTAAGAAAACGACTATCTGAACCATTGAATTGAAATATAGATTGTCCTACATCTCCAAGTAAACAAAAATATACATCATCACCTTTTTCTTTTTTTTCTTGGGGTATATCCTTTATAATTTTTTTAACAAAACGATAATAAAGTAATGTCATATCTTGAACTTCATCCAATACAAGAATATCAAAAAGAAAATCATACAATGCTTCTTTGTTTTTTGTTAACGTCTCTCGGATTTCAGTATCTGTCTTACAATGATTATGATAAAATTTTCTACAAAAAGAATGATAAGTATGAACTTCTATATTTGTTAATTCCATCTCGGCACATCGTCTCCGTGTTTCCAATCTCAACTTCGCATTGTATGTAATTAACATTATCTCTTTTTCTGGATATGCCTTTGCCAAAAAGAGTATTGTTGTTGTTTTGCCTGACCCAGCCACAGCATTTACAATGACATTTGAATGGGAAAGTGATTCAACAATTTCTTTTTGTTCTTCAGTCATTTTGTGCCGCTCACTCATTCTTTATATTTTTCTTTGTTATTGATAATACTATTTCAATCAGATATATTTACACTCTTTCGGGTAATTCAATTATTCTTAGTTAGTTATTTTTTAAAAAGTTTCAAGAGATTTATTTGAAAATATTTTTTATTAATTGAAAAAATATTTTTTTTATTTTTAGACTTTTGAAAAGACAATGACTTCTCCCTTAGATAAAATTACTAGTATTTTTATCTAATAAATAATAAGAAATAATAAGACCATAAATGATAATAATTAATATTATAATTTTTAACTCTGTTAGCATTTAGACAAAATTACCCATTTTGGTAATTTTGTCTAACAAATATCTTAGTTAGTTATTTTTTAAAAAGTTTCAAGAGATTTATTGAAAATAAAATTTATTGATTGAGAAAATATTTTTTTTTATTTTTAGACTTTTGAAAAGATAATGACTTCTCCCTTAGATAAAATTACTAGTAATTTTATCTAAGAAATAAGAAGAAATAATAAGACCATAAATGATAATAATTAATATTATAATTTTTAACTTTGTTAGCATTTAGACAAAATTACTAAAATGGGAAATTTTGTCTAAATGATTTAGAGATTTATTATATATTCTTTATATAATCATTGGATGGCTACATCTATCACTTGTTCGGTTTGTTCTAAGACTTATAAAACTAAACAAGGTTATGATAGACATCTTGAATTTAAAAGATGTAAATTAAATGATTGTAGCGTTGAATGTAGTTATTGTAATAAGATATTTTCAAATAAATACCATAGAAAAACTCACGAGATAAAATGTTTACAGCTATATAATAATGGTAAAATCAAGGCTCTAGAAGAGAAAGTAGAACAATTACAGTTGATGTGTTCGTCAAATCAACCACAAGTTATAAATAATAATACAACTAATACTAATAATGGAACAATAAATAATAATCAAATAATAATTAATAATTTTGGAAGTGAAGATACATCATATATAACCAACAAGCAGATAATAAAAGCAATGAAAATGTGTAAAGAATTTCCACTTGAAATGATACGATTTATACATTTTAATAAAGATAGACCAGAAAATCATAATATATATAAACCCAATTTCAAAGATAAATATGTAAAATATTTTAATGATAGTGTTTGGAAAATAGGAGATGCTAAGAAAATCTTAACAGAACTTTATATGAGTAAGATGGATATTGCCGAGGAAAAGTTTGAAGATTTAAAACCATATCTTTCTGAAATAACTCAAGGACGTTTTCAATGGTTCTTGGACAATCGGGAAGAAACAGAAGTGATGTCGGAAATATTAAAAAAAATAGCAGAAATGTTATATAACGAACGTGGTGTTATATCAGACGCATTAAAATAATTATTTTGAGTATTGATTACAAAAATCATAAAAATTCTTATAAATAATATGAGTTCCTGATTCTATTTCAGGGTGTCCTAAGATACAAAAAATCTTTTCACTATATTGAAAAGCAATAGGAGTTCTTTTACCATTTATCATAATAGATGCTAATACTTCGGCACTTTTTCTTCTTGGTTTGACAGGTAATCCACTAAAACAAAATTTCAAATACATTTCATCTTTATCATTAATTTGTACGTTATCAAATAAAAAACTATTCTTTTCTATTTTTGTAGGTAAAGGGTCACAAATAAAACGATGAATTGGTTTTAATGTGCCGCCATTGATAATCGTAAGTAATTGACATCCAAAACAAATACCTAAGATAGGAACATTCAGATTTAACATATAAAAAATATCATAATTGTATTTGGAAATAGTATCTTTTTGGAGCATCATAGGAGAACCAGAAAGAATAATACCTGTTATTTTCTTTTTCATTTTCGTTAATAAATCATAATCAACTCTTTTTGTTTCTATAAAAGGAATAGAAAGACTTCTTAGTGTGTGCCGAACTTGAACTATAAAAGAAAGTCTATTACCATCGGTAGAATTATTAATGAGCAAAATCATATATTTTATAAAGTGATAATAAAAGTTAAGATAGCCATACTATTTGTAAAGAGTGATTTGAATAAATCAAAGCACAGCTAAATAACCATTTATCAATAGAAATTAGCGATTGTTCCTTTAATCCAGATTTATCATTTTTAAATAAATAAATGTCATTTATATTTTCATATTCATTTGTGTCTTGGCAATGTATATGATAGTCGTAAAATAGCTTAGCACAAGAAGGTGAAATAATAAAACAGGAGGAGTAATTTGTTTGGTCGCCCCAATTCCAACTATCTTTATGAATTGTCTTTTTTTGTTTTGTTATTTTTGTGGTATGAATAGAAGTTGGGTGAATGAAAATAACATCTTGTGACTTTTCTGAAGAAACACTCATAAAGTGTCCGTATTCAACTCTATCTAAGAAATTTCTAGTAAGCAAAACATTATCAATAAGAATACAAACATTTTTTTTAGTAAGTGATATGACATGTAATAAATTAATATAAGTGGATAGGATAACACCTGACCGTGGAATTTCAACAAATTCATATTCAGATATATCATATCTTTTGAATTGAGCTTGAAGAAATATTTTTCTCAAAGGAAATCGTGGATCGTGAATAACGTAAAATTTCATCGCTGCTTGATATTACTTATTATATTTCTTCTTAGTTAGTTTTGATTTCATTTTATTTTTCTTATGATTTTTACTTGACTTTTTCATTCTTGATTTCTTTTGATTTGACTTTTTCGTTTTCTTTTTACTTATACCATTCTTTAATTTTCTTTTTGTATTGGAATAAGATATTTTTCTTTTACGACGAATATTGAGATTTAGTTTTGTAGCACCTCCTGACATTGCTGCTACTATGTTATCAGTTAAATGGACTGGACTATGAAGGTTTGTAAACGGATCTGAAGGTATTTTTAAGATTGAAGTTGATGGTATTATTTTAGATACTACAGTTTGTGGAGGTTCATCGGGTTTAACAGGTGGAATGTAAAGTGTTATCTTTGTTAATATGAATGATATCCAAAGGTCTAAAATATCACCTGTAATACAAAAATCTGGTTTCCATGTTGTATCACCAATAACTATTGGTGATAATGACGGTAGTGTGGAAATATATCTATAATGTTCTGGTGAATACGGCGATTTATATTTCTCCCAAAAAATATTTATATAATTAAATAAATGAAATCTTGGAACATAGCATCCAGAAGATCCCGTCTTGTAAGGCACAGGAATATAGTCATCTGAATCTATTAAAGGAACAATAACAGGATGTTCTATAAATGTAAATAATTTTGTTCCTGGTGTATAAGGAAGAAGTAAAAAAGTTGAGGGTCTAGCGGGGTCAGGGTTAGATATACAAATATAATATTTATCATTTATTACATCTGTTTTATTGACAGCCAGAACTTTCTTAATAATATCATTTATTACAAGTGGTCCATATGGAATAGGTCCTGTTGTTCCAGAACCATCAAAAGTAGCTTTGGTTGAAACATATGTTTCGTTGTTTGCTTCTATTGTAATATTAGGTTGTATTGCTATAGAGAACCCCAAACGATTATCAATTTTTGTATGAATACTTAATTTTAAAAAATTTTGTAGCCAATCGCACAATGTTTTTTTCAATACAACTAATACAGCTAATGCTGGGTCATATGATGGTGGTGATGACGATGATGATGATGATGATGATGATGATGATGATAGGGGAGGGTTTCTAGTTAAATTGTCTCGGGCAGGTTTAGCTGTATAATCTCCTAATGGAGTTCGTTGTTTTATATGGTTATATATGTCATCATATATCTGAGCACAACTTATACCTTTACCTAATACAAATTCATGAGTCACAAATAACCAATTATCATCGGTTGTATTATGGTATATCAATGATACAAACATTCTTATTTGTTGCGTTTTCTGTTCTTCTTTATCTGATGTAGAAGGTGTAGTAATTTCATGAAGATAATATGAAACAATGACAATTAATTGTGACCCATCATCATCAATTATTCTTATACATATATTTGGTAAATGAATATTTTGTGTTGTTTTTTCTGTTCCTCCATCTACAAAAGTTCCAGAATTTCCTGAATTTGAAACTTTAACCCATACAGCATTATTCCATTTATTAGCATCAGGTGAATTCATTATTAGAGATGCTTTTCCAGGCGTTATTCCTAATGTGGATTTATCTATTTTTGTAAATTTACCAAAATTTGCTACAAGTGCGTTTTCAAATTCACCACCAGTTATTTTATTAGCACAAGCTGCTTCCCATAATCTTTTCTCTCTCAATGCGGGATTTTTTTGATCTGTTTTTTTTCCTTCTAGAAGTATGCTTCCACAAGTAAGATTTGAATCAACTACTTGAAACGAACGATTTGCTATTTCAATAATATAATTAGATACAGCTAAACTAGTTCTTTGCCCTGGTTTTGTATCATGGCATTCATCCATTGCGAAAATTTTATAAATCATATTTTTAACGTTTATTGAGGATTGTTGTGTTACACAATTATTTTCATATATACCAAGAGGATAATCTAACGGAGCGTCTTTTGAAATCGGCCTACTTGTAAAACAAGAATGAAAACAAGTTTCGATCGCATATTTTCTAATAAAATCGTTTAATCCATTGCCAATATTCATAGTATCATATTCGCCTCCTCGTATTTGAAGACCGTAACTTTTTGTTTCATCACGATAATCTATATGAAATACACCATCTTTTAATGTATAACCATCTTTTTGAGGTTGATAATAAAAAGAATTGATAAGCATACCATGTTCTTCATTGAATGCGTTAACAAGTTTTCCCCTATACAAATGTTCTGGGGTGATACCTTGTATAGGATTGTTTGGAATTGCTTCAATTTGTTGTTCATTCTCTGCGGTCGTAGTTGTATACACGCGATATGCCTGACATATCTCTTTATTTAACAATTTACACCATCCGTGGTCCTTAGATGGATTTTTACTACCCGATGATTCGTTTATTGTAGTCATCATAATTGAGCTAATAAGTGCCATACATTTTGATGAATGTAATGGAGTAATAGTACCTCTAATTATATTTTTGTATACATACGCATACATATAATTATAATCAAATGTATTCTTGTTTGGGTTTTGTAAAGCCAATTTAAAGCCTGGGTCCATAGCCATATGTGGAAAGTAACTAGCGCTAAGGCTAGTTTCAATACGTAATACACCTTCACCTTGTTCTACTAGTAATGCTATAAATTCTTCACGTAATTTAAGAAAAGTTGCGGTTATATCACTAATATCAGTTGTTTCTTCACTGTCATATGATCCTAATGACATTTCGTCAATTTCTTCGCAAATAGCTTGATAAGATAAATCATAATCTCCAACCGCAAAACAAGATTGATATGATTCTGTAGGAATTTCCCTGCTTAGTTTTACGAATTTTGTGTTTGACGATGTATAAAGTTGGGAACCATCTAGTGTCAAAGCTAAATTTATCAATGGTGTTAAAGATGATGGTTGTTGTGAAGTAATCCACCCAACGAATGGGTGTGATGGATTGTTTAAAGTTCCAAATAATCCATTAAAAGTATCTTCATATATTGTTTTTCTTTTACTTTGGTTAATTGTAGATTCCATATCATCAAACGCATATAATTCAACACCCTTTCGAATATCGTCTTTAAGAGAAGGAAAAGGTATAGGTGTGGCTGGTCTATTATTACGACCTTCCTTATATAATTCTTCTTTAGAATAACCAGCCATTATTACGTCACCCCCCTTATACATTTGAGCATACACTTCTTCTCGTTTATCAGTTGAAGGTTCATATGAAAAATATGATCTAACATTCTGATCGTCAGGATTTTGTATAAAAAAAATTACCGCTCCCATAAACATTCCTAAAAAATCAAGAACAATTTTTTTACCCGAAAAATCACCATCTGAATAATCTATATAATCATCTTTTATACGTTCAATAGTTGTTGAACCTCCAGGTATTGTATAAGTTTTATCTATTAAGGTGTGAATTGATTTAAGAACTCTTAAATAATCGCTAAAACTTCCATTGTCAATTGCTCCACCCTTCATGATTTCTGTACCCTTATCTTCTTTACGTGTATATAATGCTTGGTAAATTTTACGGTCAATTTCACTATCATACTCAGTAAATTCTATAACACGCGGTGATGTAGTTGTTTCATTTTTCATTTCACTTTCTTCTGGAATTGCGGATGAATCCATTTCACCTTCATCTGATATAATTTTTGGATTTTCAATAGCATTCCTAATAGCACCTTCTATTTCAATATTATACCGATTTTTAGAATCATTGTAAGAAACTATTAATTCAGCAAATGTGACATCGGATATTTGATTAATACGTAAAATATCATCGCGGTAATCTTCTAACCTTTCTAAACCTGGAACAGTTAAATCTCCTCTTTCATAATTACTATAAAAACCTTGTAACTTCAGCAATTGTCCTGGTGCTTCTAAACTCTTCAAAATTAATTGATTAAATATTATAAACAATTTTGCGGGTATAGATGATAAATATAAAAAAACATAATTCCATTTATTTTGCCATCTATTTTGTTGTTCGATAATGATTAACTGACTCTGAATATATTTCTGTCTCTGTATATATGAAGGGCTTTTGTCTGTCTCTCGTGGATTAAATACTCCTACTTCCCTCAATCTCAACAATGTATCGCGTGTTTCTGTCGTGATATCACAAACAGGTATTAATGAATTTAGTTTATTATATAAAAGATTGAATTGTTCATTTATTATATAAGTTCTATCTTCATCAGACATTACTCCTTTTTCAGACCTCAATTCATGTATTTTTTCTGGAATATCCCCACAATATCTTTTTATTATAGGTATAAAAGTAGTAATAATTTCTATAATTTTATCGCTAGGAACTTTGTATAAAAAAATCAGTTGAATACATAGTAATTCCAATGGGTTGTATATATATGAAATATACGTGTCTATACTTAATCGAAAGCCAATAATAGTGTTTATAATAGCATTTATATGTTCCAAAATAGGGCTAAGTTTATCAGATGTGTCTGTATCAATATAATCATAACGTATTAATAATCCTAATCTTTGAAATGTATATATAGATGTAAGTTTTCCGTCATCTGGTATTCTTAGAGATTCATCAATACTTGATAATAGTCGTAAATATTCTTCGTCTCGCGGGGGTTCTTCAACGCGTGTATCTTGAGGTTGTATAAGTTCGTCGAGTTGTGTATCTTCAACTTGCGTAGCCGTTGTGATATCAGAAATATTCGAACCATGAGAAGTTGTTCGATCTACTTGAGGTCGAGTCAACGTGATATCTGTATCTTCATCATCATTATATATTTGTGTACCATCGTCATCAGTTACATTAGCTGCGTCATCGTGATGGTTTTGTTCATTCATGACAATTGTGCCTTGGTGAGTATTTTCTTCATTTTTATTTTGTGGAAGAAACAACTCTGATGGTGGATTGCGTGGTGTAACTCTACCCATCTTAATGATAGGTTTATCTTCTTCGATATTTTCTTGGTTAATATTATCTTCGCTGATAGCTCTTTTTTTAGTGAATGGTTCATCTTCACGTTCAAGTGGCATAGTTACTACACGACTGAATGATTTACCTTTTGTTAAGTTACGTGCTTCTTCATCTATATCTATGTTCATCATTATATATTATATATTATATACCAATACTATTAATTTATAATATATATTACGAGTTATCATTACCACAATAATTTATTAGCCCACCACCCACGTGTCCCCCTAATATTTCTATCTTTATTGTGTCGGATTTTATACAATCTTCTGCGTGTTTTTCCATACTTTTTCCCACACTTTATAACCCAAGTCGGGAAATCATTCATTCCCAAAGCTCCCACACTGGCAATAACTTTACCACGTTTAATCACATCTATCTTTTTTGTTTTATTTCTAGAAGGAACAACTGTAACACCATATTTTCGTGCTTGTTTATAAGTATAAGGAGTGATTTTATATGACATATAATAAGATAACAATATAATCATTTGAAAAATAAAATGAAATAAATAAAAATAATAAATAAGATGTTAAATATGAAATGTCGCGAATTTTCGTTGCTTACAAAGGGACATTCCTAGCATTTCCTACATCGAATGGGGAATGGACTACGTTAACAAAATTATTTGAAGGTCTTGATATGACACAATCTTATGAAGATATGGTAGACCAAATAGATAAAATAGAAGAATTGGTAAGACAATACAAAGATGTTACAGTTCAAATATCACAAGAAAAAATAATGAAAGATATTACTGATAAAATGAATTTAACTCCAGAAAATATATTAATCGTATGGGTATTATATCTTTATAAATTGATAAAGAATGAAATTATAAATATGGATGATAACAATGGATATTTTATGAGGAATATTGATGAAACAGGAGAAGAAACGTGGCAACAACTTATTATATAAAATCCAAAACAATAAATCCAAGTATTTTATTTTGTATATCAATTAAAAGCATCCATCCTGTATTTTTATTTTTAAGTTGTGGAGGGCAATATCCTTTTTTATTTACACTAGAAGCAATAGCTTTACGAATATAAATTTGGTTTGTGCTAATTCCTAATAATTTTGTATCTGGATTTACAAGATATTTATATAAATTTTCATATTCTGGTTTATTTTTCAAAAAATTTAATGTAAATTGTATTCTTTCCTTCTTTTTATCCGCGAAGAATATGGGTTCGGTATCTTCCATATCTTGAATGATAACAGGCACAGAACATTGATTATCGCTAATTCTTTCTTGAATTAATTTGGATGGAACTATGAATGAAGTAAACAAACTTGGATATAATAACTTATTGGAATCAACAATCTCTTGAATAGTAGCCATTGAAAACAATTAATCCTTTTTATAAATTAAGATTAATCTAAGAAATAATAATCATTTTATTTTTAAACAACTTAAATATGAATGATGCTAATCAAATAAGATAAGACAAAACATCTTCATCTTCAGCGGTTTCAAGACTTGGAGTATTTTTAAAAGCTCTTGTAGCTCAGTGGTTAGAGCGTTGGTCTTATGAGCCAAATGTCGTGGGTTCAACTCCCACCCAGAGCATTTTGTATATGGTTATAAAATTTATATGGTTCAATTCATTTTACATCAAAATAAAATGAATTGAAATAAAACGTAATAGTAATAATAAAAGTTAAGTAATGAATTTAATGGGCGAATTTCAATGTAAGAATTACGAATTATGTGAAACGAATACCAATTTACATAATTCTTTATGTAAAACTTGTTTGATATGGGGAGAAATTCCTATAGTATCAAAAAAAACAAAACAACATTGTTATATGTGTAATGAAATGGTATATAAAAAGCTATTATTTCCGAATAATTGTGGTCACGAATATTGTATTGATTGTATGAGATTTATGTTATTTTGTGATGAAACATCCATATGTAATATATCACCTGAACCTTATGGGTGTCCGCCTTGTCCGAATGGTTGTCGTAACCCCATAACAGGAAATCAATGTTCATGTCCTTTGTATGATAGTGTAATAGAAGAATGGTGGAATGAAAATAAAGAAAAAGCAGAAGAATTTACATATGCTTGTTATTTGGATGGAAAACATAGACATAAAAAATTAAAATGTCTTTTATGTGAAGAGGCAAAACATTACACATTTTCTACACTATTATTTAATGTATTTATTCTTTATCCACAACACATTACAAAATATTTAATTGAAAATTAAAATGAAACTCGTTATAAAATAAAATATGCCAACATTAGCTGTTACATACAAAGGAACTTTCTTAGTGTTTAACTTAACACAAGAAGATTTGGATGGAACTCTTGAAGATATTCGGTTGGAACCAATTCTTACTTCTAAAGATAAAATGATAAAAGAATTAGATTATATAGAAAGTGAAATAAATGAATATAAATTGTCTTATGGAGATAAGAAACAAAAAATAATGTTAGAAGAAATTTCAAATAAAATGATGAAATCTTATAGTGAAATCATAGCTACATTCATATACAACACCATAAAACTTATTATGATGGAAGATTTGATTACATCGGAACAAAATAATTATTTTACATTTGAAGACAATGACGAATTAACTATTCTTTATCGTTCATTGTTATTTGATAACAATGTTTTATAAAAATAAAATGAAATGAGAAAAATATATTTGTATATTCATAATTATCATAACAAAATGGATTTTGAATTTTGCTTATCTAAATCTAGAGGTTTAAAAACAAAAAATACTTGGAAGGCGTTAAAGGAACGTTGTGAATATGGTAACAATGAAGATATTGTGAGAGAATGGTTGGCATTTTGTGAAATAGATGATAATAAGAACGCAATTTTTATGAATACATTAGATGGTGGTATTATTTTACCCGATACTAACATGGTGCGTTTTCGTTATTGTTCATATGGGTTAGAAACAGACGATTCTATTATATTAAATTATATTATCGTAGATGATATTTTAACCAGAATGGATGAAATAATTCAATCGGCACGAGATTTAGTAAATGGATTTATAAAAATGGCAAATAATAGGTTGGGTGGAAATTATGTTTCGGGAAAAATTTCATTATCAAAATCAGACCCATACTGATATAAAAACATTACATAATTAATCATAATAAGTAATGTTATTCGGTATAATATTTATTTTTTTCTTAGTAAATGTTTCCGAATCACTTACACAATATTATATTGAAAAACATTTGTTGTTACGTTATAACAACAAAGAATTATCAAATATTGTTATTGATAAACAAATAGGAACATTCTATTTACCTTTATTTGATGGAGATGAACAAGTATTAGAGTATGTAAAAAATGATTATTTATCAACTATTTTGAAACCAAGAAAAGAGCCCAAAACCATTTTTAAATATAGACGTTTTTTATCTAAAAAATGGCAAGAAAAATATTCAGTGATTGTTGAAGAAGAATTAACGAGATTGAATAAGAGATGGGGCGATTTGAATGAAATTGTAAAACTTGAAAAAAGATATATGAATGATTAAGTTATAAAAATAAAAAAATGATACTATAAAATTGTTTTCAACTAAGAACAATTTTATAGAAATGAGCGGGACCATTACCATCAACGACAGCGAAATTTATTACAGAAGTCATATGTTTATGGGTAATGAATATATAGTGTCGTATTTAACAGATTACGGAGCACCTGTTAAGGAACGACTAACAGATATCGCACGAATTGTTTATAATTGTAAAGAAAATCATATTATCCCATATAACACTCTAGCTGAATGTAATAAAGTTGCTGAAAGAATTGCGTTGAGATTAGATTTTCGGCAATCGGATACATCTATTATTATGGGGCAATGTGTAACAACGGGTAAAATTGTATTGAGTGGTTCAAATATCCCATATAATGAAGAGGATGTATATGAAATATATGGGTCTCAATTATGTATTACAGGGGTTACGTTTCACGCGTTAGCTTATGCGTCATTTCATTTGTGTGGATATGGGGGTGTTTATATAGCCATTGATGGGTCATCGTCATCGCGAGTTGATAAATATTTTGTAAATATACTTGTGGCAACTTCGCCTGAAGAGTTAGAACAACTTGTGAGAATTCGTTATCAATATGAAAAATTTAAGTTATGTAGCATATTTGAACATCCTGACAAATAAAAAAATTATTTCATCATTTTATTTTTGGATAGAAATTTATAATTCCAAAAATCTTTTTTATTCTTAGGACCATTTGGATATTGTTCTACAATATCCCACGTAATATTTGGATTTAGAGATAATCCAATATTATTCCAAGGATATTGAGGATTATCCATTACAATATCCCAAGTAATATTTGGATTGAAAGAAACACTATATGGAGCCCATTCTAAATGAGGATGTTCTTGAATTATATCCCAAGTTACATTTGAATGATGTGACATATAAAACATACATATTCTATCTTTTATGGTTACAATACCTCTATCGTGTAATACAAGTAAATCTTCTAGACATATATTTGGATTTTTTGATAGATAAATATAATTCCACGAATAATTCAAATTTTCAAATACAATATCACTTGTGATGTTTGGATTTACAGTAACATCAGTCGGATTCCAATAATATCTTGATTGACTGGATTGAATAATATCCCACGTAATACAAGGATGTTTGCTTAATATTGAAGTATTCCAAGGTTTATAAAGAGATGATAGAACATTTTCCCAAGTAATATTTGGGTTTTCTGATAAACCATTATAATCCCACAATTCATAAGGATTATTACAAACAATATCCCACGTAATACAAGGGTTTGCGGATATTCTATCCCAACACCAAGTTATTTTATTTTTTTTCTCCACTATGTATTCCCACGTAAGATTTATATTATCCGATAAACTAAAATTATATACTTGAGGAAATTCTTTTATAGTATCTAAATTTACTTGTGGATTTCCACATAATTCATAATAATCCCAAGGCTTATCTTTATTTTCCAGATAATGTGTAAGAAAATTTGTCATATTATCTTAATTCATATTCTTTTTATAACTAAAAAGAATATGAATGTGGTTAATTTAATTGGCGAAGCCAGTGTCGTTGGTATATATTCATTTATTCTTTTTTCTATTTTCTCACCCCTTCCCATTTTTTGGATAGGATTTCTTAAACATTTCTTAGGATACTTTTTAGGATTAGAGTATCTTTATTGTATTCATCACGGTAAAAAACATAATTTTATTACAGAATATTTTATAGGAGAATGTATATGGGAAGGAATTGGATTTAGCATCTTATTTTACATTTTTATGAATTCCTTTATTACTGGATTTACATTTCATATATTAAGTGAATATACTGGAATACATAAATTATTTATTAAATATAGATGCAAGTAATTGAATACGAACCAAAAAAAGACGAGTTAGATAACGGCTTTACCCCCTGGACAGATGAAGAAGATAATTTGCTTATTCGTTATAGATTAGAAAATAAATCTCCAAAAGAAATCGGAGATTTATTAAACAAAAGTGAGTTTGTGATTAATCTAAGAATACATTTGCTTATATACAGATTACATCGTAATGGTTATACTGCTTCTCAGATTCGTTTGATGATGAATGCTGAATTATCTCAAATTTTAGATATTATAAAACCTGTAGTCATTAGAAAACCTATAAAACGACAAGAAAATGAGTGGGGGTGGTTTAATTGGACAAATATATGGAATACTATATGGAATAGTTTTTAGCGTTTGTGCCGTCGTTTCATTCGTTTTGTTTTATTTTTCCCACCAAAAGATTTACCACGCCTTGACCTTTTCTTTATTTTATCATAGGATGTTGATTTTGCCTTTTCTCCTACAACTTCTATGATTTGTTGTGTGGAAGGATTTGTTATATCCATCATAAATTGTTTGTATTCTTTGGGATCTTCAATCCGATTACGCGCTTCATTTTTTATTTCACGATATAATTTCATTGTTGGATGAGAAGCATTGGCATCTATGAAAGTCCGTTCCATATGAGTTAACGGAGTTGAACACGTATTACAACTATAATCAATAATATTTACATTTGTAAATCCCATACCATATTTAAATAATTCAATAACCTGTGATAAAGTTACATACCTTTTATTATCATCATCATAGATACCATCTGGATCAATTGGGTTTGATATTATATCATAAATATCCATATAATAATCAATTAAATGTTGTGGTAACAATGCTGTATTCAATACTAAATTTTGAGCCCAATACAGCCTTGTCTGGTCTTGTGTCCAGTCTGTTAAAGTCGCATTTCTATAAACTTCACCCTTTTTACTTATTCCAGCAAGTGTATAATTTTCATCAGATGGATCAGAGCTTTGTAAAATTGTTATTCCATATGAAAGTTCTCTTTTTTCTTCAGGTTCTATTAATACACAGTCTTCTTTTCTTGTAATAGTACCATATCCGCGACAATTTTGATAAGGATTAGGTTCAAAATATAATTTTTTCTCGTTAAATGCTGTAACGCTTGTAAATGGGATACGACGTTGTCGTAACAATGATAAATCACGAAGACCCATATCATTGGGTCCAAATTCACCTTTTTTTGGAAAAGTGGGTATTCCAACTAATTCATAAAATTTTTTCAAATAATTTGTAATTTCTTTAAATATATAAAATTGTTCGGAACATTTTTTTTTAATTGAATTATATTTATCTAATAAATATGGATAAATGTGTGATATCATATCGATAGACATATTAGTCATCTCTCTATCTCCAGTTATAGTATATTTTATTTCATCATTATCTATATTATTAACGATTATATGAGAACCTTGATAATAAGTACCACCAAGTCCATATATATCGGAACCACCCCCCATTAAAGATATATTTACATTTCTCATCAAATTTTCATCAATTTTTATTTTTTTATCCATAATGCCGTGAGCTACGATTAATATCGTTATACAACTTTCTGGTTTCTTTGTAGTAGAGCGACTTCGCAAAGATGATCTTACCTTTCGCAATGTCCTTTGTTTGTTTACTAATCTGCCATTATCAACATTCAAAGACAATCTTTCTTGGTCTATAAAAGATATTTGACTTAATTTATTTAAACTTGCTTCTTTATTAAGGTAAAAATTACAACACGAATCAGATAGAACAATTTTAACAAAAAATGGTAACTTATCTAGTTTAAACTCAAACAAAGCCCCACTATTTAAACTAGTATCAACTTTATAAATGTATTTACCACGATAAATTTGAGATGTTTCTTTGCTAACGATTATATATTCGGTATCTTCACGTAATTTCTTTATTGTCATTGGATGTAATACTCTATTACTATGTAATATAGGAGCATCATCAAAAAGATATGTAAATTTGGATAAAGGTTCATCTAAATAACTAACTACAGTCATTGACATTATTTGGTTGTAATTAAAAAAAAGGTAATCTTCTTGGTTTTCAACAAGAGGTCTATCAAATGGTAATGAAGGTGGTGATAATCGGAATGTCAAATTAGCTTTATTTGTTAAAATCCCAACTCTAAGATTTTCACTTGGATTATTTATATTTGCGATTATATAAGGTTGTACTGGTTTTAGATCTTCGCGTGAAACAATTGCTGATTGAAAGTCGTAGAGAGAACCGATAGGACTATCAAGACCTGAATTTTCATATGATAATTTAGTTATTTTATTATTAAATGGGACATTCATTCTATTTCTAATATAATATAATATGTGATTTAATTTGTAATATAATGAATTAGATTTCCACTTTTTAAACGGATATGTATATCTATTTTTATTTCTCCTAACTTACATATATTTAATATTTCACGCATTGTTCTTGTTGCGCATTCACTGCGAAATGATATTTGTAATTTTTTATTCCAATGATATCCTCTTTCTTTATTTGTTACAAGTTTTTCAGATATAATGCTAAATGATGTATTTTTGATTACGTTATCCAATCCATACAATTCCCATAATTTTATTAAAATAGACCTATATGTGTTTTTGACAGATTCTCCATTTATCAAACAATTTTCAATGACAGAATGAGAATAATCAGTATTTATCATTTCTTCTTGTGTTAAATAAGAAATGATATCTTTGGGTATAATTATAACTTCTCCATTTTTTAACTCAACGTCATAAAAATCAAGTGAAAATCGCAAACTCATTTTCTTAGTTTAATACTGAAATCAAAAAACAGTAATATAAAATGATAAATGATATATTTAACCTAATATGTCTCAAAATCTTCAATTGTAAATTGTAAAAGTTCATTTCTTTCTTTTACAGTCATTAAACCTAAGAAAATATTTATTTGTGATATTACTTCTTTTCTCTCCAAAGATCTGATATATTTTTCTACTTCTAAGATATTTTCTAGACGTATGTGCTTTAAAAATATATTATAAAATTTATCAACATATCCATACATTGTTGCTTGATATTCATTTGAATAAGAAATAATATCGTTAATTAACCAATCCATATCTTCATATTCCCAGTAACTTCTATACATAGACATTAATCTTTTTTTTACAATATTTACATTTTGAATATCTTCTAACAAATGTTTCGGTTGAAAACTATGTGAATAAAAAAGAATTATTCTAATAATTTCTTTAGGTAATCGCTGTAAATTTTTTTCTATTTCAGTCAATTCATCCATATTCTGTTTCATTATAATATTTTTAAGAGATAACAAGAAACAAATTATTTTAATATATATAAATTCTGGTCAAATTAATAGTATGATTCATTGAAAGCAGTAAATAATTCCAGTTAAATGTTGGATAGTTTTCTATATCCTCCCATGTAATGTTTGGGTTTGATGATATATTATCGCAATTATTTAATCCCAGTTCTTCAAACATATCAACCGTAATACTAGGATTAACTGAAAGTCCATTCTTAGACCATTCAAACTGTGGATTTGCCCGAATAATATCTATTGTTATATTTGGATTTTGTGAAAGCAAACGATAATCCCAATCCATTTCGGGTTCATCGCATACATTTTCCCAAGTAATGTTTGGATTTTGTGAAAGCTGTGAAAACGACCAAGGAAGTTCAAGATTAGCCATAACAATTTCCCAAGTAATACATTTATGTTTAGAAAGAAGATCGAAAGACCAACCATTACCAACTTCACCATTCCAAATTTGAATTGGGTCAACGATAAGATGTGGGAATTCTTGAATGAATTCCCAAGTGAGATTGGGATTTTCCGATAAATAAGCAAAATCCCAATCTATTTGAGGGTTACTGCGAATATCGTCTAAAGTAATTGCGGAATTTTTTGTAAGAACTCCATAATTCCAATTCATATCGGGGTTTGCTAATACAATATCCATTGTGATATGTGGATTGCTAGATAACAATTCATAATTCCAAGGTATAGCGGGATGCGTTTGAACATCTTTCCACGTAATACTTGGATTGAAAGACAAATATTCATAATTCCATTCAATTTCTGGGTGATTATCCACATCTTCCATGGTAATAATCGGATTTCCCGAAAGAACGTCGTAATCCCAATCGCACTCAGGATTTTCAAAAATGTAAGAACTCATCGCAATGTCTGTGTATCTGATTATTATTATTACAATAAAAATCAAATCATTTTTTTTTGAATATGATATTATTTAAACAAACTAAAAATTCATAAAAAAATGATCTGATTATTATTATTTATTATATCATAAATAATATCCCAATAATGGTTTTCATATACATACTTCAATTAGAAAAGGGGAAATATTATATTGGAAAAACAAATAATCCACAATTCAGGTTAGAATCCCATTTTAATTCAAATGGTTCGGAATGGACTAAAATGTACAAGCCATTAAAAGTTTTAGAAATTAAACGTAATTGTGATGATTACGATGAAGACAAATATACACGAATTTATATGGATAAATATGGGATAAGTAATGTTCGGGGTGGTTCATTTGTTTCTATAAAATTATCCAAATCTCAAAAAGATATTTTAGACCAAATGAGTAATGGAACAAATGATAAATGTTTTATTTGTGGGAAAGGAGGACATTTTGCGAAAGATTGTCAAGAAAATGAATGTTGGGAAACGGATAGTGATGAGGAATACGAAGAAGTGTGGATATGTGAATATTGTGAAAAAGAGTTTATTGAAGAAAAAAAATGTGAATATCACGAAAAATATTGTAATTCAAAAAATAAAAAACAAAATATTTATGAAGATGATGAAGATGATGACGATGACGACGATGATGACGATGATAATAATAATTGTTGTTTTCGTTGTGGCAGAGAAGGACACTATGTTTCATCTTGTTATGCTTCAAAGCACATTAATGGTTATTATTTAAAGTAAACGATATTTTAAATATAAAAAATGTAAAAGAAAACAATAAATTGAAATATTTATTTTAATACATATGGATATTCGTGTATAAGTTCCCAATCACGATTATATAAACAATCCTTTTTTACCATATTCGTTAATTGAGCTTTATTGTTATACCAATTTACATGTAAATATCCATCTTCATCTACCTTTTCATAACGAAATGTTCTGGATACATCCTTACTCCAAAAAAATTTCATTGGGCTTTTTTCTACATTAATATTTAATATCATTAAATGTATAGTTTCACCCTGACTCCAATTAGATACTTTTTTTATTTCATCAACCCAATAATGACTTGATACTTTTTGATTTACATCATTAAAGAAAAATGCTTCATTCACCATTAATTTATTTATAACTGGGTTTCTATCATCCCAAGATACGATTAAACATTTATCTGTAGTATCGTGAATATATGTAACTTGATCGTATAAATTATAAATATTGATATCTTCTTGTTCCATTATATTATTAAAGTATTCTATCGTTTTAAAACCATTATTTCATTTTCTTGTGTTTTTATTATATTTTGAAGAAATGGTGCTATATTATTTTCTTTTTCTAATAATTTTTTACTCATATGAACTGCCATTGAATGATGTGGTATCATACCTAACTTGTATTGTGTTTCTGTAACTAAAAATTGTGTTCTAATACACCATATAGTAATAATTACCATTGGTAATCCTATAAAAAATATATCTAGTTGTTGATAAATCAAACCAGTAAACAAAAACATCCAACCAGTCATAAGTAATGTCATATAAACATCATTGATACTAAATCGTATGTCATCTATTTTATCCACCCATACATTCATGGTTGATAATAAACCTGACAAAATCATTATAAAAAACATAAGAATGTAATGGTTCTTAGGATGGAAATGTTTCATTATGTTTTATCTAGATATTTTAATTAACCATACGTCCTTCTTCTTGTTGTTGATTTTTTAGATGTTGATTTTTTTTTAGATTTTATAGAAGTTCCTCTTTTTCGTGGTGTTTTTCTACGAGAAATATTATAATTTAATTGAGTTGGTATAATAGGGTTTTTCATATCATATATGAGTTCATCACAATATAATATTACCATCGGATTTGATGAAGATAATTGTTGTTGAATTTCTTCTTCGGATTTTTCAACATCTATATATTCTCCTTCAATTTGAGAAAATAACCAATTCAAATGAGAACACACCGATTTATAAATGGTTGTTCTGTTCTTAGGTAGTTCTCTCAAAATAAATAATTTAATTCTTGTAAAAACTTCTTGGACTGTCATTTCTCTGGTTATAAATAATCCAATATCTTCAAAAAATGGATACTTTTTATCATATTTTTCAAAAAAATCAAAAAAGGAATTCATATTATCAATAAACTTACTCATACGTTTTGTTTTTTCATTATTCACCCATTCTATATCACCCCTCGCGTTCAAATATTTGAACGTATATTCACGTTGAGCGATTAAAAAATCAACAATATTTAAAGATAGTAAGCGGTGATTATGTTCTTGTTCTATATCAAAATAAGGAGATAGAAATCCCTTTGTATTATACCAAGATACTCCAATTGATAAAATATATAATGTCGCCATTGGAATGGAAGAATCTAAACACGCGTCAACTAACGTACTCGCATCCGCTAATTCTATGTATTTGGCGTTTATCATTTCTCCAATTTTTTTTGATATGTTTATAATTTCATTACCTGTTAACATATTTTCATTTGCTTTAATTAAATCTACGTGAATAGTAGGTTCTTCCACGTCATTTGTAATCGTATAAGTAATAGTCATTTTCAAGTAAATATTACCCTGTTTTAATCGCGGACCTTTTTTAGAATGATTATACATATAACTACCTCCACGTAAAACGATAACATAACTTTTAGGGTCTCTGATTATACCATATAATTCATACACACTCTTACTATATTTTTTATACAAATTTTCTACTATACCATATACATATTCAATACTTCTATTCAACAACTCCTTTTCTTTTTTACTGATATCCATTGGTTGAATATCTTCAATTTCAGTTTTGAATATTTCCATCTATATAATTAACAAATACTTAATTCACATAACTACCATTCTATCTTTCATAATGTAGTTGGATTTAATGTTTCACATTCAATATTATTTACATATATCTTAGAATGATTATCCATAAGAATATTGTAAAGAGTTTCTCCATTATAAGTAACATATGTTACTTTGGGAAACAACCCAACAAATTTACAAGATTCAATATACATACCTCTAAACATTATTTTATGACGACAAGATGTAACCACACTTCCATTTGGATAATTTCTAGATAAAGAATGTTTTGAAAAATGAACTAAGAATTTATCTTTGACTACATTTGATATTAACGCAACAATTCTTTTATTGTCAATCGTATGATAAAGAGGGTTTATATTTTTAATAATAACCACCCCTTGATCGGTTATAATTCTATTCATTTCAAATAATCCTGTATTTATTATGGTGGATTTAATAAAATTTTCCGACATTTTTCAATGTTATTGATAATTAATAACAAAAATAAAATAAAATGATTCACTTTATTTTATTTATATAACTTTTAATTTCGGGTTTAGTTTCAATGTGCGTTCAAGTATTGCCCAAAAGTGAATTGTTATTTCAAGGAGTTGAAGATATATTTCTTCAGGATATTGAAGAACAACCAGAAGATTATATAGAAGAATATGTAGAAGAAAAGAATGATATAGTAAAGGTATTGGATTTTATTATGTTATTGTTACCTTATGTGTTTATCATAAGGAGCACATTCATTTATGTAAATACATATACAGAAGTATTCTTTCTCGTTATGAATACATTGATTTATGGTATGATTATTACCATAAATCAATTACACAATAAAAAAACAAGGAATTATTGGATATTCGTTTTGTTTACAGGTCTTGTATTACAATATGAATATTTTATTTTGATTTATATAGTCCCACATTTAATTCAATATCAGTTTAATGAAAAAAATAGAGTTATAGCAAGTCTGGTAGATAGATATGGTTTGATAGTTGGAAATAATGTATATTGGACTTTTATTACTTGGATATGGTTTGTAATTTATTCGCAAATCTATACATCTTAAATCACGCAATGTTAATAAAACACCATTTATTTAATTTCTGGTCGTAGTCATTTGTTTCTAATTTATACATAACATCTATCATTCTTTTTATGATAGAATATTCACAATCATTTTGTATGATATGTGCCGTACATACACATTCCTCGGAACTATCCAACCAATTATTTATTTCTTTTTTGAATTGTATAGATTGTAATCTTCTAAGAAGATTATCAATACAATGATCTAATGTAAAGCACCAAAACCCATATTCTTCAAATGTATTATCGCTAATAAACTCTTTTTTTATCATATGAATTTTATACATATAATTCATTTCTCCATTTGCTTCACAAGGTGGATTTGAATATATCTGAATACATTGGTTTATCTGTTGTGTGGATAAATTCATTGTTTCGGATATCGTCGTTATATTTCCACCCTTTAAAACAAAAAAACAAGTTAATTGTCCGATACGAACTTGTAATTGATGAATACTTATATTTAATGATTTTGAAATATCTTCCAATGTTTTTTTCTCCGAAATATTTTTTAAAATAATTCTATCATTTATCTCCATCCACATATTTTTACAATATCATAGCATTTTATTTAATAGTAACCTAAGTTTAATATGGATTACGCACGTCTTGTAAACAAGAACGTTCTAAGAACTGTAAATCTATGTTATATTTATGCATAACTATACTCAATAAACTTTGATCGTGACGATGTTCTTTAAATAAACGACTGTTTTTTAATCGGCTTTCTGAATCAGTTATATCTTCATAATTACAACACATATTTAACCATTCTTGAATATACATTACAGTATTATCAGTTTTTTTTACAATTATCGCACCCGCCCAACATTCAACCACATTTTCCCGAAAAACTTTATCAACCATATTATACTTGGTTATTACATCCATTTTACACCAGTGTTTCATAAAGTGAACAATACTATTTGGTTTATTTTTCCACACCAATATATCATTATTTATCATATAATCTGAATATAACTTTGATAAATTGTCAAAAAAATAATACTTTGAATCAAGATAAAAAACAATATCGTCATAATTTATTTTTTTTAAAACCTCATTAATGATATAAGGTTTCCATAACCAATATCCGCCACCCCTTTTACAATTTAATATATCCTTATTTTTTTCAACAAATTCATTATCTATGTCGCGTTTATTAAATATGATAATCCTAAATTCACTTCCGTATTTTTCTACACTTCTTATTAATTGACGTAAATATTTTGTATGTGTATTATCATTATAAACTAAAAAATAATACATATTGTTGTTTATATATAGTATTTATTATTTTAAAATACATTAACTACAAGTTTTTTTTTTTTAACGTAGTGTTATATAAACAATCTACTACTTCTAATTCCGAATAATAACCAAGTCGTTGATTATATTTTCTTAATCTAAGATACCCATCTTCATCTATTTCTTCGTAAGCATACAAATCACCCGCTTCTTTTTTTATTATAATATGAAATCTGCCTCCATATAGATGACAAGAACGAATATATATGCGAGTTCCAGGAACCCAATTAATCGCACTTTTTAACTTATCTACCCAAGAATGATTATAATAATATCCTTCATCTCTCATATCAGCATCTAATGACATAATGTAATCCAATTCTTTATTGGAAGCATCCCATTCAATATAAAATCTATTTTGACTTAATCCTAACGTACAAGTTACGTAGTTATACGCGTTAACAAAGGTGATTTTATCTTGAACTATACAATTCATTTGGGGAGTTTTAACTAAAAAGTATTTAGCTGTTTCATTTCATTTTTTTAAATAAAGTGAAGCCAATTTATAAGTGTAAAAAATGGAAAAATCACATCTAATGTTATACAAACATTTGAGTATAGTATTTTATTTTATAAGTATCAATTTATTGATACCATTATTATTTATTGAAATTATACGTGACAATTAAAAATAAAAATGATTTTTAATAGATTATATTGTAAAATATCAAATAATTACAATCAAGAAGAATGTATAGAGTTCACCTTGGTTTCATTGAAGCTCTAATAATCCTACTTTTGTTGCTTTCTATTTACCTTATTATTCCACTAATAATTTTTGAAATTTTTAAAAGTTTATTTTAAAATAAAGATATCATTTGTATCCATAACATATTCATTATATACACAATTTATTCTTTCTAAATTTTGTAATGGTTCATTTTCCCAATGGTAATGTGCCGATACAAAATATCCTTCTTCGTTAATAAAAGTGGTATAACTATCACTATAACATCCATTACATTGATTAATATCTTTTTTATCCAGTTTCCTAAAATACATTGTATAAGAACCGTCATTCATTGAAATTCCTATAATATAAATAATATATCCTTCAGTCCAACCCACCATCTCCTTCATTTTATCAATCCAACTATAATTAGCATAAGGTATATATTCATAAGTAACAAAAGGTGGTTTTTCATTTTTCATCAAATCGTCCAATTCTTTCCAATTTTTGTCCCATAAAATGGTTAAACGATTATCATTCGTTGTATCATACGTAACGTAATCATAAATGTTATAAACATTAACGATTTTATCCATTTACCCTTTATTTTATCCATTATTCGTAATAGATATTCAGATCATTTTTAGTTTTTTAAAAAACCCATATTAAATGAAAAAAAATGAACTCAAAATAATTTATGTAAATTTATTTTAATGTCCTTAAATTGGATCCAAATTGGTGATGATGATGATTGAGAATCAAGCGAACGAAACAAGCAAACTTAGTCTAGTTGTTAGACGCCCCCAAGAGGGGAAAACAGGTATATGTATAAATAGTATCACACGCGACAAAACTCACAATATTCATCTGGTTTTAACAATGAATACAATCCCATCTTCGTGTCAATTCTTTGGACGAATGTTACAAGAAATTGGACCCAAAAGAATAGTTGTATTTAATTCTAATAAAAAATCAGCAGGTGAATGTAATCACGCAAAGGATGTTGAGCGGGTTATTCGTCATATTAATGAAGAAAACATTAAAGTCATTGTTGCCTGTTCCCATGTTAAGAGGTTTCGCGAGGGATTGCCTTATCTCTTAAAATGGGCCCAGGATAGTATCCGAATGACACATGGTAATGTTAAATTAATTATTCACATTGACGAAGCTCATAAATACATTCCCGAAAACATTGTTAATATTCGGGCATTTGACGAAAGTCCTATTGTATCCGACATTATCGGATATACAGCCACTCCTGATGGAATTTGGTCCGATAATCCATTAGACCCTCTCTTTCACAAGATACTTATCCGTGATGTAGAGAAGGAATTGGAAATTATTCGTTCTCCCCAATATTTTGGGGTTGGTCGTTGCGAAACGCAATCTTTTGACCATTTGAATGAAGATGACCTTGTCAGGAGAATGAATATTAACTTTGAAATTCCAAAACCAACAATAAAAAAGTGTGGGGTAAATTTCACAGGATATAGCAACTGGTATAGTAAGTTATGGAAGTTTGATTTAGGGGACGAGTTATTACATTTAAGTTTTATTGATTTCCTTTTACCCACCCTTTCCATACCATCGGATAGTTTTACATACAATTTCATTCCATCTTACACAAGAAAAGTAACCCATTATCAAAGTATGGAAATTATCCTTAAGCATCACCCGACAGCAAATGTCATTGTAATGAATGGCAATGGGTTTCAGCTATTTCGTCTTTGCGAAGGTGAAGATGGTGAAGGCGAAGATGGTGAAGGTGAAGATGGTGAAGGTGAAGATAGTGAAAGTGAAGATAGTGAAGGTGATACTAAGAAAGTGACAAGTAGATGTGTAAGTTGTACGGCACGAGTTCACGAAAGAGTTTTGGCAATAGAAGACGAAGTAGAACGAAAAAAAATGTTAGATGGATTATTAGAACCATCTTTTATGATTGAAGAACTGATAAAAGAATATCGTGATTTCCCAACATTTGTCACGGGTTTTACCTGTGTTGGAATGAGTGTTACACTCATCAACCAAACACTTGGAAACTTTGACAATGTCATAATGGTTCATCAGCATTATGCTAGGGATAAATTATATCAACTTTGTCGTTTCCTTTTCAATTACGAAAGATGGTCTGAAGATAGTATTTCCAAAATAAAAAAGACCAAACTCTATTCTTTTAGAGAAACAACCATCACAACTTGCTTAGAATATGAAACACATATTCAACATATGTGTAGCGAATTTTCGGGCAAAAGATGTTCTTTGAGAGAAGTTATGGGTCTTGAACCTTTGGAACCTACAGAAAAAGAAATAAAACAGACAGACTTGGTTAATGTAACTCTAAAAAATCCAGATGGGAAATTATGGAAAAAATTCAAGGTATATGATGGAAATGATGGAGAACAGTGGGATAATGTAGGTAGATTTTACGAGGAAATTAGGGGTAAAAAGTTAAATAAAATTTCAATGCCAAAAAAAGTAGATGGGTTTTATACTTGCTCTGATGCGAATAGCGTGGGTGTAAAAACAACGGCAAATATATCAGTTCTTGAAAAAGAAAAATGGTCCACCCGTTTTCAGCTTAAAAAGGGACAATTAAATTATGCTAGAGTGTTTGTTGGTTATGATAGCGTAGATGACCCTTCAGAATACACGATTTATGTAAAATATGTAGAGATAGAAAATTCACCAGAAAACTTGGAAGTTCTTAGAAAGTATGGAATAAAAAATAAAAAAGAATGCGAGGCTGATAGAAGTGATGGGGAATATGGTGATAGTAGCGATTCAGATTAAGTTAGGTAGCTACAGATTTACGTGGTTATTTCGTTTATTTTTTTATTTTGTATCTTGTAAGTTTTAGAATTAATGTAAAGATTATTTTTTCAACTTGTTCTTGGGACAAGTCATCAAATATATAACTATGAAGTGGAAGGGATTTTACTCCTAATATTTTTTGATAACAATAAATAATAGAACTTTTACTAGTTAAAATAGCATTACGATTTTTTTTGTATTTCATTTTATCGTAAATAATAGGATAAGATGAAATGACAGTTCTTAACATTTCCTTAAAATAAGAAATATAAGCTCGTGAAAATCTAATTTTAGAATCATAGTAATCCATTGATAATGGATAATAACTAGAATAACGAGCATTAATATCACAATAATTTATTAAAATAGGTTGAATAAGTTCAACGCAACTTTTCAAAAACTCAAATATTTCCATCCTATCTTCATCATTTGTATATGAAAATTCAGTTACCAAATTTCTCAAACTAGTTTCATTATACATTCTTTTGAGTAAATACAATCGCGTGTTTATATCTATAAATTCCATAACCTTGAATAAAATCTCTTGAGGTAATGACACCATTTTCACGAAGTATTACCATAATAAATAATATTTATAATATAATCATTTTTTTATTATAAAATAAAGACATTGTAAAAGGTAATAGATTGAATATGGAGAACGAACTCAGAATATTATTTCCAACATTTGATATTATTGATGCTTCTAACTTAGATATAGATAGAATTATTAATATTGTAGAAAAATGTCACGATACACAATTTGTATATTTACGCCGAAATGAAATATGTATTCAATATTTTCGCATTGTTGAAAAGGTGTATAACTTTAAAAAAATTCAATTAATAATAATAAACGGTGAAAATGTTTATTATTATCCAATAATAAATGATTTAGATGACTCGGATTATTTCAAATATATAGCAAATAATGTAATGGACCGAATAAACAAAACAATAAGTGACAACACTATTTAATGCATCCTGTGGGAATCGAACCCACGCGTTTTGTAAAACAGTGGGTCTTAAGTCCACCCCCTTAGACCGCTCGGGCAAAGATGCTTATGATTTTTCGGATTATAATTTTATAACCCTTTCTAAGTGGGGGAATTATCGTGATAATTCCCCCACAGTATGATGATACTGTATTTCTTTATATTTATTTTTCAACGATTATTATATAAATGAAAAAGAAGGTTTCCAAGACATTTTATAATTTATATGGAAAGACAACATTACATATTATTTTTGCTATAACAATGTCTATTTTTTTTCTGACTTGGACTTTTCACCGAAGAATTACACAGAATAGTGTAGAAAAATTAACAGATACTTGGATTAATTATGTTACAGTTCAACACGATTCTCAAAAAGTTGCCGATTTATTTTGTGAAGGTGGAAGTTTAGTTGGAACTGTATCTCAAATAAAACGCACAGGAAAGGATATTAAATCATACTTTGATTTCTTTGTAAATTTACCTGGAATAAAAGTATTTGAGAAAAAGTATGAAATAACAAAGGTATCAAATGATGTATATATCAATACTGCTTTTATAACCTGGTATTGGAATACTTTGGATAAACCTGTTGTAGCACGCATGACATTTGTTATAAAACATAATTGTATTTTTCAATTACATTCATCTGTGATGCCTGAAGTAAATAAAGATTTGTTATCTATTAGTAATAAAAAATAATCTATTTTTCACCACTATCATTTTTATAAACATTATGTTCTATATCATATTCGTGTTCTTTTTCTTCTAAAGCTGTATCTCTGACAATTTTTATACAACAAATTTCTACGTGACTACATTTACTTTTGTATGCCATTGAACTACATTTTAATATACCTCCAATTACTGCTGTTATGAAGAACGTCCAAAATATAGAGTCACCTACAATGTTATTACTCATATTATATCTTGAGATGTTTTATAATTTTCATGTGTCGTAATATTAAACCGCTACATCAAAATAAATAAAAATGAAACGATAATTTCATTTTTATTAATACTAAATTGTTTTATGAGATGTCGCGAAAAATGAAACAGCAACGAAAAACGTTTGACGTTTCCAAATTTTACTACAACACTGAAGTGGAATATTATTCTAACAAAGATAATTCTTGGGTAAATTTTGTTGTGTTTGGTATATCTAAAACAAAAATTAGTGGATTTATTTTTATAAGAAATCCGAATGGTTCAACCCGATTGGGTAATATAATACATATTACAAGTCCGTCTAAGTTAAGGTCATATAAAATAGGATGTTTGGATTTAAGAGAATATTTTAAAAATCACGATGATTGGATCAGAAATCCAAAAAGATAATGTTATTAACTTATAGATAATAACATTATAATAGTATTATAATGGATACATTTGACAATAGATTAAAATTATTGGAAGAAAAATTATCAAAAATGTCGCTGATTATAAACGCTTTAGAAGAAAAAAATAATTATTTGGAAAATTTATCAAGATGTTCTTTTTGTAGAAACATTAGAGAATTATTTTGTTGTTCGTCGTGTTACGCAAAGGTATGTGGGAAATGTAATATTGTAAGAGAAAGAAGTGGAAGAATGGGAGAAACAGAAATTATTATTTTTTGTAAAACTTGTTTATGATTTTATGTTTATGGATAATTCAAGTATTGAAGGCAAATCAATGGATCAGGAACAAAGTTACCTATTGGAAATTCAGCAGCAAGAGGAATTACATTACAATATTTACAAAAGCACCAAAGACAACAAATAATACACCGAGATACATTATTGTCGTGATTAAATTATTATATATTTTTTTAATATTATTTTTTAAATTATGATATAACACATTTTGGAGTTTTATTTTTCTTTGATGATTTTCTTAGGGGTGTTAATCTTTCAATTGGATTTAAATCGGTTGTTATCAATAAAGGTATATTATTTTGACTTCCTGTGCGTCTTCTTCGCGATGACCTTTGAGCTGAAGAGCCATTTGCGTGCGTTGCTCTAGTAAACAATACAAAATCAAATCCTCGTTTTGATAACTCTGTTATTGCTAATTCCTGAAACACTGGATTTTTAACGAGAACATTTACATTAGTTAGTGTTAATTCTTCTGGGTTTCTTAGAACAAGTGAATCCATATCATATGGATTGCTAACAGATGTAGCAGTATGTTGATGCGTTTCATATAAAATTACACTGGATTGTCCACAAGCTTTTGCTGTAAAATAAAGAATATAATTTATACGAGTTACCATTACATTCAAACTTGTATAATTTACTTGACGATTTCTCGCACCTCTACGATAAAAATTTGTAAATAATTCATCAAATATTTTTTCAATCCCAAAAGAAAATATCAATCGCTTGAGTGTATCTTTTGTTCTATCATTTATAGGCATAGCTGGATCTATTGGTATATCTTGATCTACTTCCAAATATTGATGAAATAATGATTTTAGTTTTCTTATAATCCTGTAACTTGTTTTACTATTATTGGGATCATTGCTTTCTGGTGTTAAAAAATCAGTTTCATATTCATCGGGAAATTCTTTGTAATGATTAATACAAATAATAAGCATTAAAACAGTTCCTGTTCTACCAAACCCAGCTAAACAATGTATAATAGAAGAATTTGATATGTCTGTAAAATCAATATCCGATAATGATTTATATACACTAAAAAATCCAGCTGACATATCTACCCAATAAAACTCCTTGATATGGTCTGTTCTCGGAGTTGTATTATTATCATATTCATTACATATTTTATTCCAATTTGCTTTTTCTTCTAAATTATCGCAATATTTTGGCTTGTATCTACACCAACTCCAATCTAAATCACAACCTTGTAACGATATAATATTGGGAATATTTTTTACATATCTATAAAAATTCATTGTATTCGTACAATATTGGTCGTGACTTATAACTGACCCTGCTGGTAAGGGTTCATTTGAAACTGGTAATGAGGTTCCTCTCGCATAAATGTCTTTATTATTAATCTTATTTATTTTTATAATTGTGCTTAGACCACTAGACCAATGTGGATAAATACCATTATTTAAACCTTCAACTACCATTCGCTTACGCATTTGATTTTCACCACCAACCATTAAAGCGGAATATGTATGAGACCGTCCTTTGTTGCGAGTGCGTTTAGCATATGGTGTTGGGTTGCGAGTATGATTATATGTTTTAGATTTAGATTTTGATTTACCTTTTGGAAGATTGACTTTAACCGTATTTCCTCTTTTTACAGATGCGGATTTTTCCTTAACTTCACCTGTATGAGAACGAGAACGTAAAGAACCAACTTTATTTCTTGCTAAATTTCCCGTATAAAGATATTGTTGAAATGGTTGAACTTTATCAAATGGGGAATTTACAAACCCAAATTTATTTGTAGATACAGTATTTATATAAAGGTATTGATTCCATAAATAATCTTCATCAACGTCTTTGATATATAATTGTAAATCACCTGTCATTAATTCATCTGATAGCATTTTTTTTGTTATTGTTTTAGGGCACACGGTTAAATCAATATCAATACCTTTTTCAATTTGTTCTAAATAATATACTCTCGCTATTTCATTTATAGTTTCAGGCATTTGATTATACTATAACAAAATATTATCAATAAGCGTTGAGGTTTAACGAAATCTAAAGTATATAAATATTATATGGGTTTGTTAAGTATAATGGATACACCTTTTATATGCGAATTGTGTTGTAATAAATATAAATCTCAAAAAACAAAAGATAAACATATATGTAAATCCAAAGATACAAATATAAATTGTCAATTTTGTAGTAAATCATTTACCAGACTAATTTATAAAAATAAACACGAAACAAAATGTAAAAATAATCCAAATATTCATTTGCTAAAACAAATAAATACTATGATAGAAAGCAAAATACCTATGATAACAAATGTGAATATTACAAATAATATTAACACTGTTAATAATAATCAGATGATTAATAATAACTTAACGGTGAATTCCAATATTCAGCCTAACAATTATGGGTATGAAAATTTGGATTACATCACAGACGAACAATTAGTGGAAATGATTTCAAAAAGAGGGGATGGTGTGATAAAAATGATTTTATTAAAACATTTTAATAATTTACACCCTGAAAACCACAATGTAATTATTAATGGAGATAATTGTACTGTTTATAAAAATGATAAATGGAAAAAAATAAATAGAGATGCTTTGGTTACCGATTTATATTACGATGGAATAAATTCAATTGATGTTATATACGAAGAAGCTGTAGATAACAATAAAACAATTCCTGTAAAAGATAAAGATATTGATTTTTTAAAGTATGATTATGAGGATGGTAATACAATGGAATTGAATAAAGAAAAATTAGATGAATTTCTTAGTAAGAATAGAATAGTAAATAAAATAAATAAATTAAATCGCCATCTTTTATTTTAAAACATATGGATCAGCATCTCTATCTAAGATATCATTATATATACAATCAAATTTTACAAGATTTCCATAACTAACATCTTCATTATATTCTTTTACTAAGAAATATCCATTCTCATCAATAATAGATGAATAAGGATAAAACATTACTGAACTAAAATCAACTTTCATTTCACCATCACCCCAAGATCGGGCGTTTATATAAATAATCATACCCGTTTCCCAAAATGATACATCTTTAATTGTATTAACCCAAAAACAAGAACGAATACGACCATCATCAATTCTTAATAAGTTTGATTCATATACCATTAAATTATGTAATAATTCATTTTCATTGTCCCATAAAACAGTCATTATATTACGATTTACCATATCATAATGCTTAATAAACATATGAACGTTCTCTTCATTTAATTCATATACATCCATCCTTCAACTATTTTACATTACATAAAAAAATAATTAATAATTCATTTTATTTATTTATTTGAATATATATGGTTCTTTGTCTTGGTCGACAATTTCATTATATACACAATTAATTCGGTTCATATTTTCGTAATTATGGATACTTCTTTTAACCCCATAATTACGAACACAAAAATACCCTTCTTTATCTATCATTTCATAAAGAAATACAACATGACATTCGTCGCTAAATACTTGAATAATAAATTCATTATCGGCAAACCTAGAAACATCTTTTATTAAAATTTTCAATTCCTGTCCTTCTTCCCAATTTACACATCTTTTTAATTCACCTACCCATACAGCATTATATTTTAATTCAGATTGATAAGGAATACGTTCTTTTTTCATTAAATTATGAAGAGGTATATTTGTTTTATCCCAACTTACTCTTAAACATTTTTTATTTTCATAATACTCATATGTGACAAACTCGTGTATGTTGTAAATATTAATAGCTGTTTCCTCCATCATTGTATTATTAAAAGTATTCTAAGATAAAAAATACATTTCATTTTTATTTTTATATTTAAATTTATCAACTAATACACGCAATATTTTTATTTTAATACATAAACAAAATTTTCTCTTTCTTCGACTAATTCATTATAGTAACAATTTATTTTATGAGATGTAAAATCTTCCATATCTTTATGAAAGATACACTGTCCTACAAATTCTCTTAGATATAGATAACCATCACCATTGAGTTCTAAAAATGTATATTCTTCATTGTAAGCATCTTCTACGATTTTTATAGTTGTTTCAGCTTTAGTCCTACCCCCAAAACGAGCGAATGATAAAGTAAAATGTATTGTTTGACCTTTTTCCCAATGAATATGTTCTTTGAGTTCATCCACAAAAATTAAATTAGTAAATATAGTTTTATCGGACATCGCATTAACTTCATCGCACAATAACTCGTGTAACGGAACATTTTCTTTATCCCAACGAACGTACAAACTTTTCTTAGCTTCCTTAAACTCGTAAGAAACGGACTTGTAAATGCTGTAAATGTCTGCCATTTATTAGTGTAATTAATTGTATATATGAATAAAAATTCATAATCATTTTTTTATTTATACAGCTATATCTAGAAAAACAAATTAAATTGATTTAATTGGTATGTAATATTGTAATGTATAAAAGAAATGTCCTTGTCTGAATTATTATCCAAGAAAATAGATAAAATTACAAAAAAAAATCAAGGTATTTATTTCACTCCTCCAAATATTGTTCTTCAAAATATAGAAATACTCACACCATTTTTATCAAGTATTAAAAATATATTGGAACCTTCTTGTGGTTCAGGAGAATTTATACAATCAATAAATCAATCTTGTTCCGATGTTAAGATTATTGGAATTGAAAAAAATACAGAAATATTTGATACTATATCATCATCATTACCTTCGGATATAAAACCCGAAAATCAACTAGAATTATATAATAATGATTATTTAATTTATGAAAACGGATTGTTATTTGATTTGATTATAGGAAATCCACCCTACTTTGTTATGAAAAAAGGTGATGTAGCAAAAGAATATTATCCTTATTTTGACGGAAGACCTAACATATTTATTTTATTTATTATAAAATCGTTAAAATTGTTGAATAATAATGGTATATTAAGCTTTATATTACCCAAAAACTTTTTGAATTGTTTATATTACAATAAAATAAGAGAGTATATTATAACTCATTTTACAATTATAACGATTACAGATTGTGATGGAGAATTTACAGAAACAAAACAAGAAACAATTATCTTTATCGTTCAAAATAAAAAGGATGAAGATAATTGTAATAACCCTTATTATATTACGATAAATGGATATACTATTTTTGGAACAAAAGAAAATATACAAAAAATAATAGAATTATATCAACATTCAACAACATTAGCGTCATTAAATTGTGTTGCTAATGTTGGAAATGTAGTATGGAATCAATTAAAATCGTTATTAACAGATGATAATACAAAAACAAGATTAATATATAGTTCGGATATTAGTGGCGGCACATTTCAACCCAAAGTTTATTCTAATGAAGATAAAAAAAATCATATTCATAAACAAGGGTTTAGAGAACCTATTTTATTAATCAATCGTGGATATGGGGTAGGTAATTATAAATTTGAATATTGTTTATTTGATGAAGAATGCGAATATTTAGTAGAAAATCATTTGATTTGTATAAAACCTAAGAAAGAATTACCAAGAGGCGAATTACTTCTCTTGTATAGACAAATAATTCAATCATTAACAAATGAAAAAACAGAACAATTTATAAAATTATATTTTGGGAATAATGCTATAAATACCAGTGAATTAAGTAAAATTTTACCTATATACATTGAATAATGTAATTATTCTAACATCATATCATTATCTCTATCTATATTCTTTGGTTCGGCTATACTGGTTATTACTTCTTTTTTTATTGGATGAATTTGTACGTTCGTTTTCACTTTCATTTTATGGGATTTATATACCTTTGTTGGTTTTTCCTTCACTACTTTTTTCTTAGATGATTGCGTATCCAAAGAAATTTGAAATGAAGGAAAAGCAATACCATTCCCATTCTTCCAACGAAGTAATATTCTTATTTTTTTACCCGATAATGATGTAGCTAAATAATATGATTTTTCTGGATATTTTTCACAAGATACAAGATGATAATTATTCATATCGGCAATACCCACATTAAATTCATTATCTTTATAAAGCATATAATATTTTTCATTTTGAGATGATAATAGATACGAAGAAAGTTTATTGATATCTAAATCTGAATATTCTATAAATCGTTGAATACTTTCTTTTGATAATTCTTTACTTTTTTCATAAAAATTTATATCTTCTTGATTTCCACTATATTGACTACTTTGACTACAACCCTTGTAATACTTATCTTGAAATTCTTTCATACAAGGAGGAGAAGGTGAATGTATTTCGTGTAAATAAACATCCTTATTTGGTAATGGAATATTTCCTAAAAGAGATATTTGTTTCATATAATGAGTATAATGAAAATCTTCATATGAATGAGATAAATATTGACTAGGTTTCATTGGAGAAACAAATTGAGGTGTATCTTCAATTGTATCTGCGTTAAATTTAAGTTCAATATTAAATTCATATAATCCATTTATCGTAAAGGTGAAATCATAATTAAATCCACGACCTGCCCGAATAATACATTTTACATTTTCCACTTGTAAATATGGATATTTCATTTTTACAATCGCAGAAACATAACATGATACTTTTTTTCTTAGTAAATTCCATCTCAATGAATAACGATAATATTCATTTGGAATAGCACTATTTATGATTGCGGATATAATTGTCTCTCTTATTTTATTATTTTTATCATTTGATTTTCGTTCGGATAAAAGGAATGAATTGATATTTGAATATCCAATTACATTATTATTAAAAGATATGGATGGTAATGATTTCAATCTACCCATAAACATCATCATACTTTTTTGTATAATCAAAGCAGATGTTATCACGTTCATTGTTATATATTAATTGATTGTAATTAAAATAATATTTCATATCATTTTTATTTTTACTTGCGATATTATAATAATATGCCTTCTCCTATAGCAATACGATTACAACAAAAAGAAGACGTCAGAATCGTAAGAAATCGCGTTCGCGAAAACCTAAGAAGAGAATAACTATTAAACGAAAAATAACAAAAAGATAACTAATTATATAATCAATGAAAACATTTACTCGTTTTTTTAAAAGGGGTAATTTTAAAAGAGATGATGTTAAAACAACAATTCTAAATAAAATAGAAAAAGGTCAAGATTTGTCAAAGGAGAATTTTATTAATGCGGATTTATCGCATATAACTTTAAATGATATAGATTTTTCTGGGTTAGATTTAACGGGTGTAATATTTACAGGAACCAAGTTTCATAATGTTAAATTCATTAATACGATATTAAATGCTGCGATATTAACAGATACCGAATTATATAATGTTGATTTAAGAGGTGCGAAATTACGAGATGCTGATTTAATAGGTGCGAAAATGATAGGTGTTAAATTAAATGGAGCGGATTTAACAAGAACTGATTTAACTGACGCTGATTTAACTGATGCGAAATTACAGAAAATTGATGAATATAAAACTATATTTAATGAAACAATTTTGTCAGGAACTAAATTTTATGGAGCGAATTTATCTCACAACGACCTAAGAAATGTTGATGTAACAAACACTCTTTTTGTTCCAGATGAATTCCCATCAAATAAAAAACTTCAATTAGCATATGCTGATTTAAGAGGTTGTGAATTAACTGGAATTGATTTAAGAGGTTCAAATTTAATAGGAATTGATTTAAGAGGTGCTAATTTAACCGATGCTAAATTACAAAAAACTGATTTAACTGGTGCGAAATTACAAGAGTTAGTTACTGACACAGGAGAAAGAATACCCACTAATTTAACAGGAGCAAATTTAACAGATGCTGGAGCACGAGAAGCGAATTTGACAGGAGCAAATTTAACCAACGCAATTTTGATAAAAACATCATTTGTTTCATCTATTTTAACAGACGCTAATTTAACAGGTGTTACATTAGATAAAACTAAATTTTTATCATCAATTTTAGATGGAACATCATTAAATTTAGAACAAATAAAAGAAACCAAATCAAAAATAAAAGGAGCAACAATATCAAGAACCAATTTATCATTTTCTAGATATAAATCGCCATCTCATACACGCACTAAGAAAATTGCTAGTAAATTGAAAAAAATTTCTTCTATAACGAAACCCGAAAATTGTATTACTATTTTAATTGTAGCCCACGGTGGCGTATATCCGAATAAATCAATTGACCCCAATTTAATGAATGACGTTCATATATCTGAAATGGCTGGTGGTATTGATATAAATGGATTATTTGGAACTGTTACAAATCCTATAACGCCTATAGTAAACAAATATGATAATAAAATTGTATATAATATAGATAGTAATAGAATATCATCTGACGCATCACTTGAGATTATATATAAAACCTATCCATATTTATTAGAAAAATATAATTTATTGGAGGGGGCAAAATGTGCCGAAACATTTTATTCCATATTTCAAGATATTGTATATTATATAAAAGAATTTTACACCAATATTGGTTGTTCTCATTTTCCAAAAGATGGTGATTATGATTTGGATCATCCAAATTATAGAAAATATCGGGAATCGTTTACAATATTTGATTCATATCAAGAAAAAATATTTTCATTTATTCCAGAACCATATGAATTTTGTATGACGAAAACGAAAAATGGTTGTAGTAAATTAATACCTGAAAGAGAAAGACAACTTACTTATGGTATAACTATGTTACAAAGTTCGGAATTAGACGATCAGCCTTATACATTAGCAGGAATGAGTTTAGTTAATAGTGGTTATAAAAATGCTATTTTAAGTAAATGGAGACGAGATACAGAGAGAGATTATTGGAGACAAAAGATAGAAAATAGAAGACATATAAATGGAGATGAAACAGATTATTATCTATTTTTATATGAAAAAATATCAAACCCATTAGATCCAGAAGGATTATACAACCATCCTGACAAGAATAAAACAAGCATATTATTATCTCAATTACTTAGATTATTAAAAATGGGTATGGGATTTACAAATATAAATATCATTGATTATAGTTGTAATGATTGTATATATAAAATATCCAACTTTAAACGGGCAGTTATAGATTTGAAAAATTCTAACTCACGACTAAAAGAATATCGTAAATTAAGAACAACTGTTAAAAATAGACCAAGTGGTGTTAAAGAATGGGATAGTATAATAAACCCATCTTTTTATAAAATAATTCAAGATATTGGTAAAGCAAATTCGGAACAACAAAAAATAAGAGGGAAATCAAAAACAATAAAACGAAAATCATTTGGCGGTAAGAGTTTTAAGAAAACATCACGATATTGATTATTTCATTATATATGGACTATTTTCCTCATTCAGTAAATCATTATATAAACAATTACATAAATCATATGTTTCGGTATTAGGTGGTTTCATCATCAAATATCCATTTTCATCTATTTTTAAAAAAGTATATTGGGTTTCATATATATGAATTTTATATGGAATAAAATTCATATCCAAATACATAGATATATTGAAACTTTTCCCCTGTTCCCATTCTAATATTCGTTTCATTTCATTTACCCATAAACAACTTTTATAATAATTCTTGTTAAAAATTAAGGAATTTTCATTACAAATTAAGGTGTGTAATATACGGTTCGTTTTATCCCAAGTTATAACTAATCTCCGTCTTTCAGGAACTATTGTATATGTTATAAAATCTTCAAGATTATACACTGTGATTTCACTTGCTGCGTCCATCATATCGCGATGACATTATTTAATAATGTAAATATTTTACATTATTAAATCATTTTATTTAAATTCTATACATATATAATAATATAATGGACCCCCAAAAACATCATCACGTTTCTAATAAAGCCAAGGTCAAGGAAGTTTCATCTGGAAGATTTACAATCAGACCTGTAGATCCAGCTGGTTCTCTGAATGCTCTTGGACCATTTTTAAAAACTTCTCAAATATTAGTTGAAAGTGGAAGATTTAATATTAAAATGGGTCCCGATCAAAAGAAAAAACCAAAAAACGAATATCACGATATACCACTGGGTGCCGAGATTAAAAAGATTGAATCGGGAAGATTTAGAATTACTCCTGTTGGAGATGGTTCGTTAAATTTCTTGGGTCCTGTAAAAAAGAAATCAACTGTTACATATAAACAAGGTAGGATTAATGTAAGAAAGGGTCCTCATGTGAAAAAACATAATTCAATTGGTGGAAGAGGAACTAAGAGAAAAACACATTCATCTAAGAGAAAATCCAGACGCAATAAAAGACAGATTGTTTAGATTTGTTTTTTAATATAATTACATTATAAATGGATTTATGTAAATATCAAAACTCACTGGGAGTTCCACACCAAGGGGTTCATTCTTATCGTCTATTTGGCGTAGCTATTGTTGATGTCATTTTTACAATAATTGGAGCTATGATTATTTCTTATTTTTCTAAACGTTCATTTGTTTACACATTGATATTTTTGTTTCTTCTTGGAATTATTTTACATAGATTATTTTGCGTAAGAACCACTATTGATAAATTATTATTTTATCATCCAGAATAAAAAGAATTATCACATTATATTATATATATGGTAAAATCAAGAAAAAATTATACTAAAAAGTCTGGACGTTCTTCTATCTTTCAAAAAGAAGTTACTGTAAAGTTCTTAGAACTATTGATGATGATAAAATTATTTCATTGGAAAACATTAAGTTATGCGACCCACAAAGCAACTGATGAATTATATTCTAAATTAAACGAACATATTGATACTTTTGTTGAAATATTGTTGGGTAAAACAGGCGTTCGAACAAATTTATTAAACAAACATAAAATATCATTGATTGATTTGTCAAATAAAGAACAATTAATGAATAAAATTAATTATTACAAATCATATATGGTTGATTTATCACATAACCCATTTATTCGTTCAATGTCAAATACAGATTTGTTAAATGTTCGCGATGAAATACTTGGGGATTTGAACCAATTTATGTATTTACTCACACTTGATTAAACTAAGAAATTATATTATTTTACTGTTATCGTTAAATACACTAAAATAATAAAAAAATGATTTACATTACATTTTATATTTTATATTCAATTAAAGGTTTTAACGGCAAAAAGTTATCTCAAATAATAACGAACAATGGGTCCTGTACGTTACGGCTGCCTTATTGCGATAGTTATGATGACTAGATATGTATTTTGGGTTATTTTAATATCATGTTTTATGCTACTTTTTAAAGAAATAGCTAATTCTGTTTGTGAATATGACCGAATTAAAAAAAGGCGTAATCGTTAATGGTCTTAACTTTATTTTATTTATAAACCTACATTAAATAAAAAAATGATTTAATAAATTATTTTTTTATTTTTATCAATACCAAACCAAATCTACATCAATCCGAAAACCGAAAATGATGTTCCAAGTTAATGATAACAAAGACCCAAATATATGCTATGACATTTGTTATGCGGCGACTTTAATATTGACATATTTATTTTGGATTGTTGTTATTATCACATTCATAGTTCAAAGCATAGAAGATAAATCTGTAACAACTCTTCCTGAAAATCTTCCTGAAAATCTTCCTGAAAAAGAGTTATATCTCATCATTCCTAATGAGGAAGAGGAAGAGGATGAAGAAGAAGAGGACGATGATAGTGATTATGAAACGGAAGAAGATGAAGAGGAAGAAGAAGAGTGTGATAGTGATTATGAAACGGAAGAAGATTATAGTGATAGTGATTATGAAACGGAAGAAGATTATAGTGATAGTGATAGTGAAAAAGTATCGGATATAAGTAAAATTAAAAAAATATTAGA